AGTGGTTTTCAACTGCGTTTAAAAAGTTAATTGATTCAGAAAGCTCTGTTGTATTTTGCTTGAATGCTGTTTGAATTGCTAGAGTTGCTTTCATTGCTTCTTGTCTATCAACTTCACCAAGTATCGAAAGTCTTGTTGTTTCTTGAGTTGACTTTAATAACTCTTCGCCCTGTTTTCCTGCCGCTGCAATATCTGCTGCGAGTGCTATTGTTTCTTTATAAGATGCTCCATATGATGAAGCTAACTCTTTTGCAGTAGCAGCAACTTCTTTTCTTACTTTGGCAAGCTCTACTGCTGAGGTTTGTGCTACTCCTCCATAAACCTTTGTTAGTCTTACTAATTGCTCGTCTGCTTCTCTAAATGCTTTTGATGCAGCCATTCCAAAAGCTGCGATTGGTACAGTAAGTCCAACTGTTAACTGACGTCCAGCCCACTGAGTATTTTTACCCCAGTTAATTAACTGAACTCCGCCATCCTGAATAACTTTATTAAATATTTGCATCTCTTGCTTGAGCAGAGCTGTTTTATTTTTAGTAGCATCCAGACCTCTTGGTATCTGAACGTTAAACTGCATTAAGCCTTCGGCATTTCTACCTAGTGGCTGAAGTATTGCATTTTGCAATTGAACTTGTTGTCTTGCTAACTCCCTAATCATTCCACCAGAAGTTCTAGTGTGATCTTGGAATGTTCTATAGTAATCTCTAAGCTTGAGTCTTCCCTGATCTAAGTTTTTGCCGAACTTTTCTACGTCAGAAGAAAGACTTACGAAGTGGGTTGAGAACTGGCCAGTGCTTCTAAGTGTTGCTGCAAACCCCTGCTGGATCTTTGCTGCATCCATTGCAAGCGATTTATTTGTTGTTGCTAAAGCACCTTTTAATTGAGCGAGCTCTGCCGTAGCCTTTTGCACATTAGCAATAAGACTTGAGAAATTAGCATTAGCTACTATATTCGTAACTATTGTCTCATTGGCCATATATTATATGTTACCCCACTTCGTATCCCAAACCAGCTCCGATTCCAAATCCAGTCTCTGCGGCAATTGATCCTTGTAGTGAAACAACATCGTCACCACTTGCATTTATTCCCAGAGCTTTTCTTCGAATGTCTTCAAAGGTTGGGCCTTCTTTTTCTTCAGCATTTTCAAGATTGATACCTTGAAGTCCTGCTAAAAACTTTCTATTTTGTTCTTCTTTCTTATTCATTGACTGTAAGGTCTGAATAAGTTCTGGCATTGAAAGATTTTCTTCTAGTTCTGAATAATTTTTCCAGTGTCCTAAAAGAAAAACTTCCCCTAACAGAGCGGCTAAATCTAGTTCTGACCAGCCAGAACCGCTGCCGCTAGAAGGTTTGGGTCATCCATCTTAATCCCACCACAAACTTCTAGGATGCGATTGATTGTTGGAACATCTAATGCATCTTCTAGTGCATCTCTATCTGCTACTAGTTCTGGTAGCTGTTTTGCTAATGCTACTGCACATGCATCAATAAGAATATCAAGTGTTTCGTCTTCTGATGTTGTATTTGCTGTCTTTTGAATAGCGACCATAAACTTGCGAAGCTCTTTAATTGTTAAAGGCTTAAGCTTTACTTTTGCGCCATTTTGTAGTTCAATTTCTTCTACGTCATAGATTGTAGTTGCCAATTTATCCTCCTAGGATTGTCTTAATTATTATAACAAATCACTCTTATTAATACAAGCAGAAAGCCCCCATTTCTGGGGGCCTTCCAATTAATTTAAATTAATTAAATTATTATGCTGAAACTGTTAAAACACGGTCAATAATCTTACCGTACTCTTGTCCAGCATATGCTGAATCTCCTGAAGGGAGAAGACGGAAAGTTACTGGGAATGTTGTCGCTGCGTTACGAGCAAGTGAGAATTGTGACTGCTGTACTGAAAGCACACGGCGTGCATAGTATACACGCTCTGCAGAAAGTACACCAGATACTGAAGTAGGAGCTTGTCCTACAGCAATTAGCTGACGCTCTGTTGGAGCAACTCCTAGTGCACCAGCTTCAAGACCGAGGGTCTGTGTAGATGTTGTGCTTGCAGTATTAGCTGCTGACAATGTTGATGCGCCCTGACCAAATACAGCTAGAGTATTCTCCAGTGTACCTTCAGCCATTTCTGTTGCGATCATTACTTCCATTGACTCCTTGAACAGCTTTGCTGTATCTAGAAGCTGATCTACTGTTACTGAACCGTATGATGGGTTGTATGTAATCTGAAGACCGTTGTTTGTGTAACCTACGTTACGGAATTTTGAACCATCTGTAGCATTCAAAGTAGTTGCGTATGATACTCCTGTTGAGAATGCAACTCCTGTTGTTGCGGCAGCTGGCTCCATATTTTCTACGTAACCTGCTACTGTTGAATCTTTTGCTGAAAGAAATAGTGGTGAAGCACCAACTAAAATATTTTTAGCATTACCAATGTTCTGTGGCATTTTAAACCTCCTGTTTATAATATTAATATTAAATTGTAAAGCATGTTTTGGCTGGCTAGGCCAATTCCTCTATATCCAATTTTAGTGTATAATGCCCCCAAAGGCAAACTAAATGAATCGACCAGAATTGTCTAGCATTCTGGAATACTTTATTTCTAGGATTACGTCTGCCGACAAAAATCCCTGGATTTCCTCAGAGGGTGATGTAGGAGATATATCTGCCACAAAAATGCTGTGGAATTTGATCTTATCTGAGACTAACAAGGAGTTTCTTACATCCCTGGCAGAATCGTCCATTCTTCTAAACTCATCAAACATAAAGTTTCTAATTTCATTTATATCTGTTACGTCAGTTGAATAGATGGTAAATAATATTTGCTCGCAAGATATCATCCAGTTATCCTCTGAATACATGCCTATCTTGTCATATACTATATGCTTCTTTCCGCTCAGGAATTGATTCATTTCTGCCGCTTGCTGGACTGGCAATATAGGAATAATTTCCTTATTTAGATTGTCTGAATAATATTCTCTATGGTCAAAGATCTCGTATTCTTTTAATTGATTCCACAAAAACTTTCTTAGCTCTGTCATGGCATCTATCTTGTAATTTGCTGTCATAGCATTGCACCCCCAAATGATGAAATTAATGCCACATCAGCTTGTGCTCTTACTGAGTTTGGCGAAAATGAATATTGTACTTTCCTAATATTTACTGGAACACCTAATGCTTTGGCCATTGCCCCATTAAATACATTTTGAAATCCAGATTTTTTAATTGATAAATTAACTAAATTGCTTTTAAAGAAATACTGGTATGCCATCTTAAAGGATGAAGTTGTAGCGGCCCCACCAGGCCTTCTAACGACCACTGAAGCCCCTTTGGGCATGAATACGGTATAACCATTAACCTCAAATACAAGGCGCTTAGAAGCCTTTGGAGAGATTGTTATAGGCTTTCCATCTTCCATTATAAAAGCTTTATTTGCAAATACATATGAGCTCTTTGACTTTTTGTCTTTTGGAACCTTTGTCTTAGATAATTTAAAATCATACCCTATTTGGAATGACAGGCCATCTCTACTTATTTTATTTAACTTAAATAGTCTACCTGTTTCTTTCCCAGTCTGCCTCCATTCATAAACATGGTGAAGTGACTTAGGCTTTACTCTTGCCTGTGCATCAACATATGAACCAAAGTCTTCTGATATTTGGCTATATATCATTGTCTGAAATTTATTTTTAAATCCTTGATTTGTCATCAACTTAGCTATTACATTTGATTGATAATAAAGAGCTGCAGATATTTGTGCCACTGTAGAATCTTGTATATTTGTGCCTTTACTACCAGCCATTAATTTTTCTAGGCCGCTTGCTGCTTGAAGTAATGCAACATTAGATTCCAATTGTTTGATTCTCCGACCTAAGAGCCATAGAGTTGTAACCAATAACCTGGCCAAAAGGGTCTGTTATTGGTGTCGTTCCAGATATCTCAAATACTGTTGGTGTATTTGAAGGAAAGTCTATCTCTGTCCAAATAGGATTATTTTTATTATCCCTGATGTTTGTTATCTTTTCTCTTGGCGTTAGCTTTTGATCTGTTCTTATTTGTATGATTTGTTCATTAGAATACTTGTTTCCAAAAACCTGCTTGTCTCCAGATCTAGATGTGCTTGAGTTTGATATTATACCCTTAGCGTGACAGCTAAGCGTTTTATAATAATGCCATTCTTTTTTTATAGCTCCAGTATCTGGATCCTGAGTATCGAACTGTCTGTAGACATCTAACTTCATTAAAAGAAGCGAGTCTATAATGCCGCTCATATTATATTACCACTACTTGGCTAAGTACGTAGTCTGACAAAAGCTTGTCTGCGTAAGCGCAGCCAGTGCCAGTATAAACATCTGAAGAGTAATCAAATTTCCAGTCAAATGTTTGAACTGATTTTAAGTATTGATCTTTCCAGTGTCTGTCCTTATCAAAGAAGTGTCCCATTAATTGAATGCAGGCTTGCTCAACTTCATCTGGAACGCTTGGCCATCCAAATCTTCCAGAAACTCTGTATCTTGAATTATTTCTAAATGATCCGTTATATGCAATATCATTTACTGTTGGAGGAACCATTCCGTTTGCCGTGTAAACCGTATTGTCTGTCATAAGAGATGTATCTACTCTTATTCCAAATCCGCTCTCTGAAACTACTGTAGAAACTCCCCAATTGTTTATTTCATTTATATTATCTACAAGTAGGTAGTCTTCGACATGTAAACTATACAAGTCATGTATTCTTGCTGGAAGAGGTAGGGAGTCTGAGCCAGATCCGTAAACAACTTCTGTTGAATTGTATAGATAAAACTTTTGCCCACAATAGCTTTCAATTATTTTTCTTGCATACTTCTCTGCCATCTGAAGTTGGTGATATGTTTTATATTCTGGATCAGAAGGATCTGTTCCAAAATTTAAATCATCTATCGCTTCTGATAAATTAGCATACGGAGTTACAACATCAACATAGGAAATGTGATAAGAGCTTGTCCCAGAAATAGAATATCTCCAGACAGTCTTAAGCTTCCTATTTCTTGAAGAATACTGGGTTGGCAAAACAATTTGATATGTGCCGTCATCTGTTTCTAGTTTAGTTGCAGTTACAGTCAATAGCAGAGATGTTGGGTCTATGGCAGGGAATATGATTGGGTCTTCTGTAATGTCATATATATCTACTGAAACATTTCCATCTGGGTTTACTATTTCTCCAGCCCAAAATATCTTAGTTCTTATTGGTGCATTACTATTTACATATATCTCTGCCATTTTTATATGGTTTTAGTTGTAGTACTCTTGTACTTCCTTTGGCGTAGCCAACCTAAAACCAGTCTCCTTATCAAAAATTGATTGTGCTGTTTCTTCATCCATAGCTACGAATGGGTGCTCTTTTGTAAAAGTATGTCCCATTATGTCATATCTAAAGTTTGCTCTTGTCATTAAAACAAGTACGCTGTCCTTATCGATATTTTTCTTTGGATCAAATCTTGGAAGAATTTCAATTTCTTCTAAATCTTCCTCAATATCTTTAATTGTCTTCTGGTATACTGACCATGTGACGCCCTCTTCTGTGAAGGCTGCAATGATATCTTTTTTATTCTTTAGTCCTTCTGTATCAACGCCGAAATCTTCTGCGATTTTCTTTAACTCAGATACCTTTAATGTATCAAATGACATAAAATCTCCTTAGTCTAAGTTATTTAATTATAGCATTAGTCAATTAAAATGAAAAGCCCCTAAAATTAATTAGGGGCCTTTCTTGCAAGTCTTCTTAATAAATTAAATTATGAAGCGACTTTAACGTTCTTAACTACAACCCAAGCATCTGCTTGCTCGATCTGGACGCCAACACGAGTATACATTGTGTACTCAATTGAGTCCTTACGTGGCCAGAAGAATCGGTATACAGTTACGTCACGCTTAACACCAATAACAACGTTATTTGGGAATGTTAAGTGGATATCACCGTGTGAACCTGATGCTGCTGAATAGTCACCAGTCTGTGTTTCTGGTAGCAATGGAACTTCAACGATTGGAATACCAAATGCGTATGGAGCTACGTATCCTGCTGGACCTGAAACTGGAGCAACCTCACCACGGATGATGCCTGAAGCAATATCCTGTGGGTTGACGTTCTGGATGTTTTGTGATGTTGAGTATAAGTAATCCTGAATCAAGTTTGAACCTGAAAGGAAGCGAAGATCTGTTCTGCGCTGCTTGTACTTACGTGGGAGTGCCTTAAGAGCTGAGTTAAATACTGCACGAGAAATTCCAGCGCCTGCTGCGTCTACTACGTGTGCATCTGACTTTGCCTTCTTTACAACTCCATCAAATGCCTTGTATAGGTTATCTGATGATAGTGATGTATTTCCGTTAAGGACTACATCTTCAATGTCATTACCTGCCTGTGTTGCCATCATGCGTGCAATGTGATCTTCTAGATCTGGACCTTCAATGTTGTCTTCTAGAGACTCTGTTGAAAGCTCCCAGTCCAAGCGAAGCTTCTTTGTTGTAAGAGAGATCTTTGAGAATGTCACTGCTGCGTTAGCTGCTGTGTTATCTCCTTCTGTTGCGAGCTTCATAAGCTTCTCACCAACGGACATACGATCAATCTCGGTTGTATCTGACTTCATTCTCACAGTACGTGCGACTTTACCAATTACGGTTGCATCGAACATATAGTCAAGAAAGCGAGCTGACTGCTCTGGATTTAGTAAACCACCATTGCCATCTTCTGATGCTGTATGGATACCTGTTCCACCTGTAGTGGATGCGAATGTGCTTGTAGCTGTTGTGCCTGAAGCAATTGCTTTTTCTAACATTTCGTTACTCATTATATTTTTCACCTACCTTATTATCGAATTAAATCTGATACGGTACCGAGGAAAGAACCGTTCCATTTAGATTTTGTTATTGTTACTTCCTGAGATCCGCCAAGATCTGAGGACTTCTTAATTGCAGTCTCTGATTCTACTGCATCGACACGCTTTGTTACACCATCAATCGTGTTCTTGATATCTGAAACAGCATTGCTTAATGCTGTGTGTTGCTCTGCCAACTCTGTTATTCTAAGCTCTACAGCTTTGCTAAAGTTTTCAACAGTTGACTTGATTTCTGTCACCTGTGCTGCGTTAGCTTCTGTAGCCTTAGTAAGAGTCTCTGAGAAAAAGCCTTTTAGATCGCCCATCATCTTTGCAAAATCAGGTTCATCAACCTCAACTTCTGATACATCGGCTGCTTTTTCGAGAGATTCGGCAGGAGCGTCTGCTGCTGGTGCAGCATCTACATCAGCTGGTGCTTCTTCAGCAACAACTAGTGTTTCTTCGGCAATAGCTTCTGCAGCTACTACATCTTTTTGTACATCTGACACTTCATTACCTCCTTCTACGTTTGCCTGTTTTGCAATTTTTTGTGTTTCAGGCAACGGTAATCTTGACTTCTTAAATGAATCAAGAATCTTGTCTATTTCGTTTGATTTGTTTACATCTGAGCTTTCTACCCAACCAATTAATGTTGCTGGCTTTCCAGACACTGGTGAATCAAAAGTTTTTTCTGTAGACATAAATACAGAATCACTTTCTTCACAATAAAAAATATTCTCTGTTACAGTTTCTGCTGCCATTCCTTTAAATACTAACTCGCCATTCATTTTAGAAATTGATAAAACATTGCATAGTTCATTTGCTGGTGAATCTACAATAGACAACTCCATTAGGTCGTATCCCTTGATAAATCTTACTGGTTGTCCTGTTGCTTTGTTAACTTCATTGTCTGACTCTGTTATTTTTCCGCCGATTGAAAATCCTGTAAGAGTGCCATCTAAACATTTTTCCCATGTATCATTTGCACCTTTTGATACATATACATCTACATATATTCCGTTGAAGAATCCTTTTGAGATTGGATCATAATAAGTTTCTGGTCTAAATGAAAGCATTTTACCCACTGCAAGTGGTGTGTGCATCTCACGAATGTTTCCACGGAAACTTTCAAATGCTTTTAAGCTTGCCTCTGACGTAACAACATCTCCAGTCTGATCAATGTTATCTAGAGTAGCAAATCCTGATACAGTTCTTTTTTCACGGTTTACCTTTGTGAAAGGAACCGATAGCTGTATGTTTTCACCATTGGAAGACCAATGTGACTTTTCAATATTCATATGCTTAATTTTATACTTGTACGCATCAAAAGGCAAATAGTGGTTGAGTAGACCTAGTTGACTTGTCTGCCGTCGCCCTTTGCATTTCTTCCTTCGCCAGATTTATCTGGAGAAGTTGCACTTCTATCTTGAGTTCTTTGTCTGCTATTTGTGGCTTGGGCAGTAATTTCAGCGGCATCCTGAGCCTTTAAATCTACCATTTCGTCCCCGCCATCTACGGGAACCATGCCCTTTCTAATTCTCACTTCATTAGGCGTAATTACCTTCATTCTTAAATATCTTTCATCAATTTTAGACTGGGTATCTTCGTCTGTAAGAGTAAGCTGATTAAATTTAATTAATAAAGCATCGGTTTTTTCTTCAATAATTTTATTTATTATTTTTTCTAAAACCATTTGAGCGGGGGCGCATACCTGCTCTCTAAATGTTTTATCTGCATCACGAGCAACCGCTAAGTTTACCCCCTCTGGAGTTCCAAGCTTATTAATTGGAACACGGTGAGCAAGTAATATCTCATCCCTATTTGCCTGACGATATTTATTAAATGAGGATTCCTGTGTGCTTGCCTCAATTGGCTCCATCTTAAATTCTACCTTTGAGTCTGGAGTATCTGCTGGAAGTGGTACATAAAGAGATCTATGATTTTTGCCCTTTAGCCCAACCTGGAAAAACTCAAGCAATTTTCTTTCTGCTTCTGTAGAAAGCTTTGCGCCCTTGACTGTAATAATATATCTTGGGACCGCCTTATTTTCAAAATAATCTAAATTATATTTAGCAGCAAATTCATTACCTGCCAGGGCATTGGTTGCCGCTACAATATCAGGTATTCCGTAATAATTATTAGTAGGGGTATACTTCTTTAAATGAATAACTTCATTTGGCCTATCCAGTCCACCTGCGATTGGGTTTTCTGTTTCAGTGTCTCCAAAGTTTCTAAAGAATACTGCCTTACCATAAAGCAATTGAATAAATCCGTCACGAAGTCTACGGACTCTCATTGTCTTTGCTGGTATGTGCCCAATGTATCCTATGTTCCCATTAGTTGTTCTTCCAACTTCAATATAACCATTGCCAGTTACTTCCAGGTCAGTGTAAGCCTTTTTTAAAGTTTCAATAAATAGCTCTTCTTCATTTGTTTCGTCTAGCCAAATATTTAAGTCTTGACGCAATCTGTTTAGTTTTTTGCGTGCTCTTTCTAATTGCTTGTCATCTGTAATTGAATCAAATGCCTCATTAGTTTTTCTAGTTTCAATAAAATCGTATCCTAGGCCAACAATATTTGATACCTTAGCGTTTACAGCAGAATAATTGTATGTTGATAATTCGTACACTCTTGAAAGGTAATCTAAGTTATATGGTGGCTCAATTAAATCGAACATGGCATAGCCAGTAATTGCTTGTGCTAATAAGTTTTGCTGAGTTGCCGTTCCATCAATGCCAGAGAATCTTTTTGTAAATTCTCTATTCATCTTTCTTTTAAATGATGTACTAAGTCCGCCAACCTTCTTTAATGAATCAACATCCATTGCAAATGGGTCGTTTGTAGTAACAACCTCTTTATTTAAAAGAGCCCAATCCATTGCATTAGATATATTAATATCGTTACTAGATGTTTCGTCATTTATAAATTCCATTTACCTTAGACCCCTCAATTTTTTCATTTCGTCTTTATGGTTACCAATATCTAGCGGATCTGGAACTAGCCCCCAGTCAAGTCTTTTCTTTTGGTATTCAAACTCTTCGTCATCAATTTTTCTGCGTCCAGATAGGAATTTAGGTTGGCCCTCATGAATACCATATGAACGGACTTCTCTAGCCAAAGCATCCATTCTTGACCTATTTCCTTTTTTTGATGTGATTGAAAGGAAGTTTCCGTCGTCATCGCCGATCCACCTTCCATCTGGCATTTCCCAGACATATATACCAAGAGTCGTTTCCTCTTCTAGCATCTTTGTATTTATTGTTTTGATATCCATAGTATTTTATTTTACCATTCTTTAAAGAATAAGTCCAGCTTTTTGTCACAGACTTGTACAAAATTAAACGCTTTTGACTACGATCCAGTCATAATCATGTACCTGATAGGCGTTTTCGGTTACAGATATTGCTGGATTGTCTGCCGAAGCTGATGACCTTTGTGTATATAGCTCATAATGATCAATAGCCAATGTAGAGGTAAATGCTGAGGGGTAAATGGCTATATTTTTATATAGATTTCTGGGACCAGAATTTGACCATGTTCCTCCAGTTACTTTAACATTAAACCAAATCTGAGTAGAAATAGCTGAAGATAAAACAATGACGATATGATATATTTCTCCTGTCAGCATGAATGAATTTATATTGGTTGCAGATGTTCTATCTACGCCATTTATATATACTCCAGATACCCCGCTTTTTGTAACTGCGCCAGAGGCATTCCAAGAATACGATGCGGAGCCATTGTAGAACAAATAGTTTGCAGATAGATCTATGGGTGTAAAAAACATCTCTATTGTTCGAACAGACATCAGCGTATTTATTGGAAAGCCAGATTCGTATGGACGAATACCATTTTTTTTGTTTCTTAAAAGAATTGGGTAATCATCTGAAGATAAATCGTAATCCCATATAGTGAGATTGGATTCTTCTGGCTCGATATCTTCTCCATGATTATCTGCAAAAAGCACCTTACTTGAATAAAAATTAAAAGCCAGAGAATATAGTTTTGGAATAAACTTAGTTATGTCTACGCTATCTAAAGTTATTTTTACATAAATAACTCTGTCTGATGAAAAAGAGCTGTCTCCATATAAAAAGCCAGGAATTGCATCTCCATTAGTACATGGATCATAATTTATTCCATCTGTACCTATGGCCACGGAAACACCTTTGGTTCCGCTCCACTCAACCTTTGAAGAAATTAAAGATATTGCGCTTGGTATTGAAAATGTATCATATATAATAACTTCATCTAAGTCTGTGTCGACAGTTATATAGTCTTCTGTGTCTTCGTAGTATAATCCAGCAACATCAAACTGGTTCCATTTTTTGTTATATGGATATGAATATGAAAAAGTTTTTTTAATTGATTTATCAGAAAGACTAAATAAAATTCCTCCGTCTGGACCAACTATTTCTATTGGACTAATTCCAGTAAACATATTAAAATGTGATTTAATTTTTTCTTGTGGCATTGCATATCTGTACACTGCTGGGGCATCAATTATAAATGAATCATTAAGTGATGTAGTTGGTCCAATTTGTGGATCAAAGGCGGCATTTGTAAACTTATACTTATCGTAAAATATAGAACCCGCTCTTTCTCCATTTATAAATAAACTCATAGACGTTGGAGTATATGTTGCACATACATGAAAAGATTGATCAATTGATGGAAGTCTAAAATCTAAACGCTTGTCTTGAATTAAGAATACTATATTCCCGTCTTGATAATATATACCCACTTTATCTGTAACGTCTGCAAATATTGGAGTAAGAGATGTTGATAATATTTTTGGATAAACCCAGCATTCTAATGTAAAATCATTATCCGAATAGTATTTGCTACCTAAACCGCCTAAAGCAGAGTCTCCATTATAATCATACTGTATTGGAAGAGTGACTGAATTTAAATTATTAATTAGTGATCCAGATACTCCACCAGAAACTAATGGAAGGATATTGGTTGTTAAGTTTCCAACATAGGTTCCATTGTTACCAGAACCAGATATATCAAAAGCGGTTGTGCCAGAAGTTTCATCCAATGGCCAAAAGGCAATTGGGTTATCTTTAATAACCTGCAGTTGATACGACATATATTTATTATACCTTACTGCTAAACCAAAACAGCGGGACCATGTACTTAGTTCCAGATATCACTTCTTTAGCCTCATGGTAATATGGTTTGTTTGAAGGAAAAACAACAAGACTTCCTGCCTTTGGCTTTATAAGTAATTTTTGTTCTGGAAATGCAATCTCTCCACCTTCGTAATTTTCGTTAAGGTAAAGAACCATTGAAACAGAAGGGGTAAGCGTTGTCCTTCCCTCACCCTCATAGTCTACATGTGGCCCCATGTACAATCCAGGAAGATACTTATTTATCGTGTAATGATCTGGCAATACGTCTGGGTCTATGCCAGTTATTTCCTTATATTTTAAAGCACATTCATCTACAACCTTTTTAATTTGAATAGATATAAGAATCTGCTCTTCTTCATAAATGTTTCTGGATAAAGCTTTCTCAAAAGAGCACACCTTTAAGGATCCGTAAACAGTTTCAGAATTACTAGATCTCCACTCTTTCCATTTTGATATAGGCGAGTCTTCCATAGAAAATTCATTTATATTTTCTAATGAATTTATTATTTCATTAGGATTTTTAAATATCTCCGTAAAGTAAAGTATGTTGTCTTCTAAAGATTCTATTTGCATAATAAGTTCATAACCTAATTAGATGTTTTGTTTTTTTCTAATTTTTCTCTGTACTCATCGTAAGTAAGATTTTTACCATCTAGTATATATAGCATTGCCTCTTTGTTTTCCTTTTGGGTTCTTTCCTTTTCCATCTCAATCCATCTAAACGGACCATATGTGATTTGCCTTGAAAGCCAATCTTGTGATCCAGGATACGGATAGGTTATAAAGTTTCTAATAAAGTACTTATACCCATTCTTAATAGTTTTAACTCCATGATAGTAAGGCTCTGTAGATGGGAATACTAGTATATCTCCAGCTTTTGGCTTATGGTTATAAAAATTACCATCAATAAAAAACTCTATGTCGCCACCTTCATAGTCATCATTTATGTAAGTCGTGCATGTAAGGAAAAATTTATTTCCAGGCATTTCTCTTTCGCTAATAATATAGTCTGTGTGATACTGCATAGCCAGGTTATTATCTAAGTGGTCTACATCTTTTTTATATTTAGAAAATGAAGAAGTCATAAGCTGTGAATCTTTTGGCAGTATAATTGAGTGTCTATCTAAGTAGTCATTAATTGCAATATTGTATGCTTCAAAAACCCTGTCTGACAAATATTTTTCTTTGTCATACATTTCTCCAAATTCTCTTGGTTCATTATCATCATGCTTTTGTTGTGCATAAGAGCCAAATATAGACCACTCATCCCATTTTCTTAAATAATACTTTCCATTAGAGGACTCTTCGGAATCTTTCATAATTTGATACAAGGACTCTACGTCTGGAAGTAAACCAGTATAAACTCCTACCTTTGGATATATCTCGCTGTATTCCATCTTAAATTCCATTTACTGTTCGCCCTTACCTTTATAAACAGGAACAAATCCCCTTTGTCTGTCCTGCTCCCAAACCTTGTAAAGCTCTTCCTGCTCTGAACGAACAACCTTTAGCTCATCTGCCCAGGACTGTTGTTGCTCTTCCGTATATACTGAATCTGCATTGTCCCAAAAAGATCCTATTGTGTATCTTGTACCATTCTTTACTGTAGTAACCTCATGCTCATTTCCAAAACCTCCGTCAAATATTGCTATCATCCCAGTTTTTGGAGTTACGGTGATGTCATAATTTTTCCAATTAAGTTTTCCACCCTCAAAAGATTCATTTAAATAAAGAAAAGCTGCATACTTACTTCTTATAAATGCGGTTGAGTTTCCATGTTCGTCGGTGTTATCTGAATGAAAACTTGCAAAAGCTCCGTCTGTCCATTTTTGTGCGTGGTAACTAATTTCAGACAAATCTCTTCCAATTACTTGCTCACACGCTAGTTTTATTTTTTCTTTTAGCTGCTCAAAATAATCTTCTGGAAGGCCAAATTTTAATAAGTCTGGATCTGTTTTCCAAAATCCCATGGCGTAAGACTCGTAGAATGAAATTTGATTCCATTTTAATTTAAAAGAAGAGACTAAAAATTCTAGATAACTAATAACCTTCTCGCACTCTTCTTCTGATAAAAAATTGTTTATTAAAAAAGTGTCATCTTTTAATTTAACTATCTCGCTCATTTTTACTCTTTCTCTAATTTATCTATTGTCCAAAAGAATGGGCATGTGTATCTTGTCCCACTAGTAACCTGATTTACCCCATGAATATAATTTGCATCACCTGGGAAAAAATAAGCTGCTTTTGGTTTTGGCTTAAATGATATTTGTTGTTTTGGGAAAAACAGCTCTCCGCCCTCATAATCATCGTTTAAATAAAATACCGTTCCTATGTCGTACCATGGAAAATCATTTGGAGTTCCTGCATCTGGGCCTTCATGAAGCTCTTTATCTGCATGTGGCATTTGCATTGCTCCAACTGGCCACCTAACAATTGCTGGGTGAGTTGGAGTGGCGACTACATTGAAGT